CATGGAACGGAGCGTTACGATAAGTATTCAGGTTGATATAGAAGTATGACTCCGTTTTCACCCGATTACGAATTCGCAGAGGAAGATGCAGAACCAGAGAGTCCATTGGTCAATCAGCCTTTGTTGAAAAGGCTGGTCGTGGGCTTGCCACCGGCTGCGGCAACAGGACGTGCGCCGGGAGCGCCAGCTTTACCCTGACCTTTGGAGGTCTTGTCACGCGCTGGTTTGCCAGCGTTCTTTTCTTTCCACGCATCGTAGAAGACGGCTTGAGGCCGATTTTCACGAAGTTCGACAGTGGTTTTCCGGCTTTCGGTATGGAACACCTTGTCGATGTTGTTCTCATTCCGGGTTTCGCCGGTCGGTTCGTATTGGCCGGTGGATTCGTTTTTTTTGGTCTTGTCCACGATGCTTTCAACGATGCCGAGAGTGATCGGCAGGTTGAGAATTGACGTGATGACATGCACGTTTTTCGGCAGGTCTTTCTGCTGCTCATAGTCGTAGAGCATGACAGTCTTCTCTTCGGTCGTTTGGCTCGCCAGAGGCAGGCCAGTGGACAGAAGGCAGAGGTCATCGACGGTCACAAAGCCCGGAAGCGGGTGACGTTTGGTCGAGTCTTTCTTGTCCGGGTAGGAGTTCTGGCCGTCACGGTTGGTGATCCAGATCGTCTCACGGTATTCTTTGCCATCGATGTCCACGTGGACGGTGATGGACTGAGCGTTCGACTGCTGGGCTTTGCCCGCATATGCCAGCTTGATGGTCCCGTCATAGACGTTGGTCGGCAGGATGAAACCACCGCCCAAAACGTCCCGAGTTTCTTCGAGGCCGTCACGGGTCATGTTTCCGAAAATGTTGTCGCTCATCTTTTTTCCTTGTCAGTTATAGAAGTTGTGGAGGTGATCCAGAAGCAGTTGTGCATCGTTATCCATGTATGTCTGGTTCGGTGCAAACAAGCCAATGGGGCTACGAATACGCTCACCTTTCGTTTTCGCGGTCAAGCGAGTTTGGAAAACGTGTTTGTATCCGAGTGCCTGATCGTCAGGCGTGATATGAAGGAGGGTTGGGTCTTGGTTTTCCAATTCCTTCAAAGAGACTTTCTTCGTCGCCACAACTGTCGAGAAGTAAGCCTCAATTCCGTTTCCTTGCAGCGATCCCTTGACGGGAACACTGGTTTTCATGTCCATGGTTTTTTCATCATGCACTTCCCGAGTATGGGCGAGAATGATGACCTTCTTGTCTGAAGGACCAACTTTTTGTTGCATCAGGTTCTTGAAGAACTGAGCATAATCACCCCACGCCTTTTGGGTATTGGCGGAGTTGATGACGTAAACACTCTCGAACATATCCATAAGGAATGTCGAAGTGTCGATCACAATCGTATCGTAGAGAGCATGACCGGGCTGACCAACAGCCGTAAAGTCAAATGCCTCGTAGACTTGATAAGGATCGTTGATGGTCTTGGAATCGAATTTGTTTCGGAAAGGAAGTCGCTTCCCTGCCTCACAATTCAGATACAAGACCTTTTCCTGATTTCGGAGACCCATGAGAGAGGCTGATTTGCCTGTCCCAGATTCTCCACCAATCAGGATGAGTTGGTCGTTGATGTCGGACATATTACCTCACGAATTCCCCTATCCCGAAGAAAGGATAGGGGTTTGTTTCGTCACGGAGTAGTGACCTTTTGGGCGACGGTGATCAAGACGGTATTCCTGATCTCGTCTTCGGTCAACGGGTTCTGGATTTGTTTGTTCAAATTCAACACCCTACCCTCGATTTCGATGTAGGTGAGACCTGCATCTACAAGGGCTAGTGCGAATTTGAGCAAAGTGTTGTTCCGGTTCCCGCTGGACATGCGTTCCGCGAACCAGCGTTCGAGATTGTCCATGTTCGCCACGGACTGGAAGTCCTTGTTGAACTGTTCGTTCTTCGAAGTTTTTGGAACGAATTTCAAAACATCGAGGATTGCTCCATCGTTGTAGTGAATAAGGGCTTGGTCGTTAGACAGCCACTTACGTTCCCTCTGGTTCGCAGTTTCGTCAATTTTGAAAGGAAGCCAATTGACGATGTTCTGCATGAACTCTTTGTATTCATCACCATCGAGCATCAATCGGTAATTGATCGGCATGATCAATCTGAACCGATCACCGTAGTCTTCGGTTTGATGCCGTTTGGTGGTATAGGTCATGAACGTGTATTCAGCCATAAGCTCCTGAGCAAAGGCTAGAGGGGTTCCCTCATCCACGTCCAAGACCAGCAGATTGAAGCCCGGTTGGACGTTCTCTGCGGTGCGGTGTCCACCCTTCAGGTGATGGTTCACCCAATGGTAGTCCTTGATGGTTACGAGCCGATGCAGTTCTGACCACGGAGCATGTTCGTTCAGATAGTTGAACGCCATGTGGTTCGAGTGACTGATGGTCAAACGATCCAGATCGGTTTCTTCAAGGGTTTCCCCTGTGAAGAATTCGATGCCATCCGAGAATGTCTTTTTGATGATGATGTGGTTCTTGTAGCCCCACGCCATCGCCATAGACATCATTTCGTTCCGGGCAGTTATGCTGCTCTTATAGAACGGGAGTTGCTCATGCAGGTCAGCATGAGTTTGTTCGGTGCCTGTGCCTGCAAGGAAGCGTGCCAGCTTGGCATAGGCTTTCTCACGACGCAGGATATTTTTGAAGCAGTCACCGGATTGCTCCACCAGCTTCATGGCTTGATAGAGATGGTCCAGTTCCAATTCCATCGACTCATCGATGAAAGCGAAAGCACCGGCAAGCTTGAGACACTTGTAGTAACGGTGGCTGATTTCGCTCTTCAAAATCTCTTCGTTTTCAGGAAGAGAGTTTGCAAGCTTTTCGCAATGGACTTTGTAGCGGATAAGCTCAATGGCAACCGCATCGTCCACAGTGATTTTCCATCCGAACCGATTGGGATCGGCAAGGTTGCTGAAGTGGTTTGCCCAACGCTGCGTGATTGCATCGTTGGCCGGATCAGTCAGCCGCTTGAAGATTTCGTCAGGGGTCAGTCCGTGTCCTGTTCCGACTTTTTGTCCGACACCGAAAAGGCAACGCCGAGCGTATCCCGTTTCGAGGAAAGAATAAAAGTGATCTTCAGTCTGCCCGCCATCCAAGAGCTTCGTGGGAGTTCCAAAGAGAAGCATATTGGTGGGAGTTTTACCGTCGAGTTCTTCGCTACGGATGTTCTCTTTGGTATTTTTGGTAAGCTTTTGTTTGACGATCCCTTGGTCGTAGAGTTCGAGGAAGACGTTAAGGATGTCAGTAGAGCCAACCAAGTTTGATCCGATTTCGTCAATCTGTAGATTGATCGACCCACTATTTGCAAGAAGGAGTTTTTGGCGCATTTGTTTAACAGCGGCGGGAGTGCCACTATCAAAAGTGAACGCAAGAGCACCAGCATCCTTGAACTCCCGATCAAGCTTTTCTTTTTCTTTTTGCTCGTCGCTCCCATCTCGTGCAGCACGTTCGATAGCGATTTTCCAAAGGTTGTCTTCGGAGATCACCGGAAAGGTTTCGTTCATGAAGCGAGTCTTGAAACCAGAGAGAAACTCGTTCTCCATGATCGCAACCGAATAGCCCTTGCCTGAGCCTGAAGTGGCAAGTGCCAGTGCATAAATGTTGACCGGGACTTCACCCCGATCCTTGGTAACAAGCGCCACCCGCATGGATGCTGCCATCTTCCCGAGGAAATAGGCAACTTCGACATCGTAGAAACCACGGTCAATGTTTTGCGTCTTGTTGCAAATCACCGCCGCGATTTCATCGATGACAGGGTGATGCTTGATCGTTGAAAGATCAATCATCGAACGTATATTCCTTTCTCTGCTCGCAGATGTCAAAAGCGCGACAGTAGAGACATGCTTTCACCTGTCCCGGAACTGTTTTGACCACGCCTTTTCTCTTTTCTGTGAGATGGTTGTTTGCTTCGATCAGGCTATCGAAGTTTTTCGTCGCCCGCCCATCAGTCTTGGTGGGATCGGAGTAGTATTTGTAGACTGGTTCACTTCTCCAAAGCTCTTCGTCCGTGCATCTCGGAAGTGCATCCTGAGATGCATCCTGATACCGCACTAGGTCTTCGATTTTCGAAGCAATGAGAGTCTCGGTTTCTTGCTCCGAATAAAGCGATACCGTGTGGTTGACGATACGGATTGGCGGATAACCCGGAATGGTGTTTACCATGGATTTCTGCCAATCTGTGAAGACGAATTGAATATCGCCTTCGTCGTCAGTCACTTTATCGGAGTGAAGCCATTTGTAGAACGAAAGCTGAAGCCGATAGTTTTCGTCCTTGTTTCCTTTGATGAAGCTGAAAACAGAAGTGGATTTGGCATCTTTCAGACGCCCATTCACAGCCATATCCAGCTTACCGGAGATGACCCACTCACCGAGTTTCCGGTATCCCCGCTGTTCTATGTAAACAGGGATGTCTTCCGGTTGGACTTCTTTGGGGTCGGGGTTGATCTTGAAGCGGTCAATGACCTTATCAGGCAGGCCCAAGAGGCTCAAGCTACGCTTGTAGCCCGTCTTCCAAGCGTGCTCGATGCTGTCGTGGATCGCGTGCCCCAGACGCATGGAGATGCGTGCTGAGATGTCTTCCAGAGCTTCCCCTGTCACCCTACCCGCCAGAATGATCTGACGAGTGGGCTTCAGGAGAGCGGTCGCTGAGATGGCTCGTTCCCGTGGAAGGAAATCGTAGTCATCATGGACCAACCAAACCGCCATGGAGATGTCGATCTGATGGAGGTTGGTAAACCTGTTCATGACGTGGGTTCATCCTTCGGACGAATTTGATCCGCATAAAGATATGCGGCTGCCAGATAGTTGATGGCACCAAGGAATTCCCGTTGGGCTGCATCAATCTGACTACGGGCTGCCATGTTCACGGCTTCTGTGGTCTTTTTGTTGACCTGATAGGCCAGACCACCAAGGCCAGCGATACCTCCCATCGTGCGAGGAATGGTCATGATCGGTTGGTTGTCGAAAACACGACCACCAGCATGACGTTCTTTGCCTTTGCCCTGAGCAGCCTGTTCATAGGCCAGCTTCAGAACCAGTTGGAGACTTTCATATCCGGGGACCGGATCGAGAATGTCCAAAGTCGGATCGAGTTTGCGTGTCATGATTTCCTCTGGTTCAGTTCATTTTCAGAGCAAACGGATTGGGAGCCTCATCCGATTGCGTTTCAGACATGGTGACGCTTGCCCGCATTTCTTTGGGCAGACCTTCGGTGAATTCTTTTTCAGTCATCGATCCCATGTAGATCGCATTCATGAAAGAGACATCCACGATACGGTCAGCAGCGATGCCGAACATCTGAAGCTGCATGACAACCCCATCTTGGGCTTGCTTGATGATGCCCAGAGGAAGGGTTTTCTGGCTGCGAGCGACAACCGTGTTGACGGTTTTGAAACCCGGTTGACCTTCCGGGCCAACAAAGGTGGCATTTAGCACCAGCATATAGCGGTGCAAAGATCGTGTGTCGGTGCTCATAGGATTCCCTTTTCTTTCAGCTTTGCGACGTGTTCAGAGATGGTATCCCTGATTTCTTGTTCATCTGCACCGTTTTCAACGGTCATTTCATGTGCCCAATTTGGGTAACAGATGAATGCATCTCCCCCGAGTTTCACCTCGTCATGATAAATATCAGGGTGGTCTTGCCACTTTGCAGCAGCAACAAGATGCTCATTCAAATACATGAAGGTCCAAAGATCATCACGCATTAAATAGTATTGTGCATCATGGATTTGAGCACATGGCCGAATGTCGAGACGGAACTCGCTTAGACGTGTCTTTGCCATGAACTCAGACCCGGCACGGGTATTCAGAAGGCACCAGCTTTGGCCGAGTGCGTTACCCGCAGTCCGGCCTTCAGCAGCAGCTTCAAACGGGGTTTTTCTGGTTCCCAAGATCACTTGCTTGAGAAGAGGTGTTCGCACTCGGAGACCGAATGCAGCAGTGACGTAGCCCGTCTTGCTTGCTTCTTGCAGACGATCCTGCACCCACTTATCCGACAACTCATACATGATGTGGTATCGTGTTTCGATCATCTGAGCTTTCTCTTTCGAGAAACCACAGTTGTTCATCAACGTGATATATGTGCCCTGATAGGTAAGGGCAAATGTGGGGGCTTTAGATTCCTGCCTTAGCGGCTTGTAAAGCTTTTCGATGGAATTGATCGAAGCAACAGAGTTGGGATCGATCCCGACCATTTGCTCACCGAAGTAAGCAAAAGCACGAAGACAATGGCCGTCATATCCATCGGTATAAACCTTCAGTTTGTTTGGGTCTTTGGTCGTCAGAGCCGAGATCATATCTTCGAGAGAATTGAAATCAAGGCCCACCAAAAGCCATCCAGCAGGTGCTTGCACACACTTCTTGATAATCTTGGCATATTTTGAACCAGTGGCAGGAATGTTCTGAAGGTTCGGATCGTTGGAAGAAAGACGACCCGAGATAGTTCCCCCAAGATTGAAGTTACCAAATAAATAGTGCCATCTATCTGGTCCCTGCACTGAACGCTCAAATGCCGGTATGAAGATCGAAAGGATGATCGACACATCGGTATAGTCCATCAGAGCGTCTAGGAATTGAAGCACGTCTTTATCTTGCGTGTGGTTCTTCAATTTCTTGAGAGTGTCTTTGCCTGTCGCTGGTTGTTTGGTGTCAGTGTAATCGATGACCGGAAGTCCAAGCTGGACATAGATCAGGTGTTGAAGCTGAGGACCGCTATTTGGGTTGAAGGTGATCTCTTTCAAGATCGTTTCGCTGGTCTTTGAAGCCTCAAGCATTTCCTGTTCGGTCATGCGTTTGACTTTCCACTCCGCATTTTTCTCTGCGGTGTAGGTCTTCAAGCGATATGCCTCATAATCCGCAACAAGAGGTAAAGACCTCATACGAGATACGGAGTCATCCTGATCTGCTTGAAGTAATTCACGAGCTTTTTGGACTTCCTCTCTGTTGATCGGAAGACCAGTTAACTGCATCTGAACTACGTCCAGAATTGCAGGTTTGAAAATCGTTTCATAGATTTCCAACTGCTCGTCATCTACCATTTTCTGGTAGTATTTTTCATGGACATACCAAGTGGAAAGAGCGTCCACTAGGTTATATTGAAGAAGCTCATCCAAGGAAATTCGACGGATGTCTTTGATTTCTTCGACAGCATAGTTCCCGGCAAACTCTTGAGCTTGATCTTTCAGACCAAGTTTATTGCCTGCACAGGAGTTTGTTGCCAAATAGGTGATGAGCTTGGTGTCATCCCAATTCTTCAACATGATACTCATGCCATTCAGCAAGCCTGCTGTGTCAAGAATATCTTCCATGTAGAGTTGATAGATCAACACCATCGCATCATAGCTGATGTTGTGGAATGTGATCTTTCTTTTGAAGACTTTGAAGAATTGCTTGAGCAATTCTCGAACAGGTCCGTTTAGTTGAAAACGTCCATATTCACCTTCCTCGTTTTTCTCAGGCAAGACCTGATAATCAACCGGGAAAGCAATGCCTTCATGCTTGTTCCAAGCAAAGGCTGCTGTGCCTATTCCAGCGTCGTAGTGCTTCAGGGAGAAGCCTTCCAGATCGCAGGTAAGGTCCACGTCCATGTCTAACAGCCGTTGAAGCCAGACCTGAATGTCCTTGGTGGTCTTGGGGTAGGCAGCGAAATGAATAATCCCCTGTCCGGGGTTCTGGTAGCTGCCTTCTACGTCCCGCCGCAGAGCTTCGAAGGACTGGTTGATCTTGCTGCTCACTTTTGCTGGATCATAGAAGACCTGTGCGAAGTTGGGGCAGTAGATCGCTTTGGGATGGTATCCCAATGATCGGGAAACATCAGAGTCAGCTTTCTTGACATAGCCAAGCCAGCTTTCGGCTTTGCCTTCTCTGACGATGGTTTTGAAGTAATCAGCATCGCATACCATGAGGTATTTGACATTGAGTTCCTTCAAAATAGGCAACAGTTCCTTTAGGTATTCCTTTTGATCTGTTACCGGGGTTTTCTTTTTCGTTTGGAGAAGATCGAAAGCAATAACCATGCTCTCTCGGATACCGAAAGGCTTGATATAATGCTTTCTGATCTGATCTTCATCCAAGCGAGGAACAAGGAAAGCAATCTCATAGCTGTCTTGTTCACTATCACCAAATGTCAGGTATCTCATGGTCAGAACACCAGTTCGTTCACAAGGTAGTGGAACATGATGTCTGTGCCGTCCTGATAGAGTTTCATCTTGGTGGGGAGAGGAACGAAAGCATAGCCCGCTTCACGGAGTCTGGGAATACCCGTTATCTCGTGGGGTGCCATGCGTTCGACCACCATATCTGGGAGCATGTCCCTGAAGTCCTGAAGCACCCGACAGTAGTGAGTCAGGATACCAAAGAAATTGATTACTCGTTGTTTGTCCGCCGTAATCTTGTTGATTTTGGAGACCAATAGACGAGCATCATCTTGGAGATCAGAATCAAGAGGAACCTTTTTTTTGACCTTTGCGGAAGCAGCATCGCCATTCCAGATGGGTTTACCATCGAGCATGAAAGCCCGACAACCATGCCGGAGCATATGCTGATCTTGTATTTCAGAGAGCTTCATCACTAGACGTTTGCTCTCTTTATGAAACACCGCATTGATCAGGTGCTCTTTCAGAGCTTTGACTTCATCGTGTTCCATCTGGTTCAGCCTCCAAGATATTTGTTGGGCAACCTCCCATACAGGTAGATGCGTTCCCGTGGACGTGAGACCGCCACATAAAGCATACGGGCAACCTGATCGGAGATGTTCGACGTGCCAATGTTCTGCAAGTCGATGTAAACCGATTGGAAAGTGGACCCTTGGGCTTTGTAGACGGTCGAGGAATCCCGTGACCGGAGGTCAGGGAAGTTATTTTTGAGCTTGAAATAGTTCGGCCAGTCAGAGTTCTTACCGAGATATTTCACAACATCGTTGAAGTATTCTCGATTAACAGGTTGCATGACATTGAAGACCACGCCACCTTTGACAGAGTGCAATTGAACGGGGTATCCGTAGACTTGCATACCATCAATTTCATAGAGAACATCGGGTGCATCAACACGTTTGACGATGAATTCTTTTTCGGCAGACATCATACCCTGACCGGGAATATCTGCGCCTTGGTTGTTGACAACCAATTCACCGTCATGAAGACGCTCATCATATCCACGAATGGAGCGGATATAATTGTTGTAATCTTTCACCTGATTGTTGGTGTAAGCCAAAATCCGGGAATCAAAACCTTCGGTTTTGAAGTTGGTGTTCACATGATCTTGCATTTCCTGATCAGACAGGAGGTCGATCACACCGGGAACCAGAGAGATAGGCTTGAAAATGCCCGTCTCGACAGTGATCCTCATCTGTTGGCATAGGGCCATCAGAGCAGGCTGCCCAGAGTTCCTCATTGGCTGGTTCAAAGTGACGCGCCGCATGGGGCGTGTGAAGACCACAGAGACCTTTTCCCCCACAGGAGCAAGCTGCTTGTCGTCACCGACATAGACGATCTTGCAAGAGCTATGGGTGGCCTCTTGAATGATCCGGTCAAGCTCTCGATCAATCATCGACGCTTCGTCAATGATGATGAGGGTATCTCGATGGATCATGAAGTTTCGAGTTTTTTCGATCTTCTGCTTTCCGGTTTTGAAGTCATCCCGAACGCGAAGATTCATGAAGCTGTGAATGGTTTGGGCCGGTTGCCCAAAGTGTCCAGTCAGGACATCCGCAGCACGGTTGGTAGTGGCAGTCAGAGAAACAGCATTGATGATGACTTTTGCACCAGTGAGCTTACATGCTTCACGATATTGGGGCAGAATTTTGTCAATCAAATACTGTAGAAGGAAAGTTTTGCCGGTTCCAGCAGGACCGGAAATAGAAAATTCCTTCTCCGATGGTGTCAGCATGAATTTGAAGAATTCATCTGATGCGTAGTCTTGGTCCTGATTGAGTGCGTTCATCGGTTTCTTCTCAGTCTTTTTTCATGTGTTTCCCGGCAATGCGAATCGCAATACCGTCTTTCTTCTACGGGGTCTTTACAAGCAAGACAGAAGCCGGAGAAAGGAATACTTTTGACTTGTAGAGCCTGTTGCAAAGCTGTGTTCAGAAACTGTTGTTCGATGTCGCCAGCTTTGTCTACTTCGTCAGCCATTTTTTGCCCCTGTGGTTGTGCTGGCCTAACATGTCTGATTACAGACAAAAGAAAAACCCCCGCATTGCTGCGGGGGTTCAACTTTAGGCCGACTGTGGAAGCTTACGCTTCGACAGCGTTCCCGAAGAGCGGGGTCGGTGCCTCAGCCGGGGCTTCAGCAACTTCAGCAACGGCTTCCACCGGAGCTTCGACAGCCGCTTCGACCGGGGCAGAAGCTTGGGTCGGAGCAGCTTCGGTCACGATCAGGAAGCGAGCACGATCTTCTTTGGCAACGTCCTTGATCCACGCCGGGGCAACGCCACGGCCAGTCCAGGTCGAACCCGAGATGGGATCACGGTATTTCGGAGCGGCTTTCGTGCCGGTCCCTTTGCCTTTGCCACGGCCTTTGCCAGCCGAGACTTTGCCCGAAAGAGC